TTTCTACAAATTGTTCAAGCAATTTTCTTCCAGTTCCTATATGTTTTAAGTTTGCCATATATTAAAATATCAATCTATAATTTTTATACCGTTCTATACACTCAATTGCATACTCTCCCTCAACCACAGGTACTAGATTTTTAGGTTGAGTAACTTCTTCAGGAATGCATAATACATTTGGTACTGATGAATCGCCAAACGGTTTTATCTCTGTCCTTGGTTTAAATGTATCAGTCAATGGATCAGTTTTACTAATAACCCAATATTGCTTATAACCCTTTTGCTTCATGAAACTAACACATTCAGCCCATACATCTACATCCATTGCTTCATAAAGTATGACGGGTTTAAATTTGTCAATTGTCTTTTCAGCACCACGCAGTACTCTCATCTCATTACCCTCTACATCAATCTTAATCAATGTGCATCCGGATAAACTAAGATTATCTAATACAATAGAAGGAGTTGTTATAGTTGGTAGTTCATCATTGTCTGGAATTTTTACTTCACCGTAATTTTGTATTACAGTTTCATCAAAGTCTGTTAGTGTAATATCATCAGAGGTATCACTTATGGCAGCATTAATTAATGCAATATCATTGTAGTTTTGACAATTATATGATGCTACTGCAAAATGCTTTGGGTGCGGTTCAAAACCCAAACATTTACAATTCGTATTCTTGTGTACACCTAATATATGATAACCAATATTTGTACCAACATCAATATAAAGAGAATCTTTGTCTAAAAAATTAGACATGATTTCTACTTCAGCATGGCAATATTCACCATATAAGCGTAATGCATAACTAATTACAACATCGTTTTTGTATACTGCTAATGTACCTACTCTAGTTTCCGTGCCAACTAAATTTGGTTTTAATTTTTCAAATAAATTAGATAATTGTACTGTTTTGTCTTCGGTGATAGTTGGTTCACTCATTATATTAGGTCCTCTGAATTACTTATCACTATCCATCCTAATCTTAACAAATCTTGTTTTATTTCTTCAGTTACATGACTCTCACCTACATATGATTTTATTTTCAAATAATGTTCCTGATCTTCTTTGGTCAGTTGATGGAATTGTTCGTCTTCCATGTCTTCACTATTCTTGATACCACTGCAATACCAATCTATGTAGTCACCTTGTTCACGCATATCAGCGATGATACCACCGGCATGACGCCAACTACAGCTCCATCGTTTCTCGGTTAGTAATGGCCAAACATCATTCTTAGTAAAGTCATTATTGCACAATGCCGCATACAAGTGCTGTGCATAAGTATCGTCACCTTTTACTTTATCAAGAATCCACTGAGTGGATCGCAAATCGTACTCCATGTTGTCGGTCTGCCATTCGATTGATGCTTCTAACTCTGCTTTCTGTTGGGCATGACTTTTGTAAAAATCAATCATATCCTCAGCCTCTTCGGCGGTTTTTCTACCCTCTTCAACTGCCTTGAGTTGATTTTCAATACTAAACGATCCTCGTTCTGGACTTTTACTAAGTAACATATTATTTTGACCTTGTATTAGAATAGAAAACATGGTTACCAATTTTAGCTACTTGCTTATATGGCCATAATGGATCAATGTATATTGAGTGGAAGAACAATGCTGTCTTTGGAATAACATTCTTATACATTCCCATAATCATAACTTCATATGCCACAGCTTCAGCTTGCTTATACTTTAAACTGTCTTTATTTGGATCAATTGCATTAGCACATACCCAACTAAACTGACATACTGTATTTTGTTTTACCAGTGTTTTTTGATAGATAACTTTGCACGGGGTTTCAGCAAAACCTTGGTTGACTCTATTCAATACAACTCTTGCAATTGCCGCTTGTCCAGAACGAATTTCTGAACCAGCTTCATAATATATATTCTTTGCCATGCATGCCAATTGTCTTAACTGAGATTTTGTTAAGTTAATGGCGGTAGGTAATACATTAGTATTCATTGGTTGAGTTGGCAAAGGAAAAGCCATGATTGTAAAAAACATCATGGAGAATAGTATTATTTTATTTTTTAACGATAAAATCATAATTTCCTTTCTTCGTAGCAGTATACTACAAAGTTAATTTGTGACCAACAGTTTTGGTCACTGTACCCAACAGTCACAATTACATAGTACTACATTGTCAATAGCTTGTGGTACTGTATATTGTGAAGTTGGTAATGTACTTGATGCAACAACCGGAATTAGTTGTTTTGGTATCAAGTTTTGATAAGGTGATCCCGCTAGACTTCCGGGTACAACTGACATGCCTGTACTCATTGGTTGATTATTTATAATATACTTTTGAGTAGTAGTGTTAACATAACCCAATGCATTATTGGGGTATGCAGGTGCAGAATTTGCTAGTACACCATTACCAATCCATTCAAATTGTTGTTCGGGTGGTATAGTAGCTGATATGTTGTCATCCAATGGTATGCCTGCAATATTCAATCTTGTTTGATTTCTTGAGGATCTCATTAGTCCTATAATACTTTGTCCAGTAACATTGGATACATCACTTATAGCTTCCAATGTTTGTGCTGCCATATTTGGGAATGTGTCGGCTGCAAACTTAGAAGTAATAGTATCTACAAAACTATATATGACATTTGGATATGAATTAATAGTAAGTCTAGGTGAGGGTAATGTGTTATATCCCATAACTCTAGCCTGTTGTTCTATGCCTAATTGTGTTCCTGTGTTAGACCATAGTGTGTTTAAATCTGCCGACTGTGTTGGATACTTTGAAAGTATATTGGCTATCTCACTATTAGCAAAATCAATCTGTGCTTGTATTTGAACATCGCCACCTGTCTGTGTGGCAGTATATAAATTATCATATATAGTAGCTAGTGCAGATGTTTGTAACTGTTGTATGCTAGTTTGTATTTGCATCCAAGGATAAGGTAAACCTGACATACATCCAAAGAAATTACTATAAGTATATGTACCATATGGCCCACTACCTATAGCAATCATAGAAAGACCATTTTGTGCTTGGTCAGTATTGGTAGGCAGATTAGTACCATTGATTAGATTTAAGTTTTGCGTAGTCTCAATTGAATTGACTACTTGTGCAAACTTCTCTATAGGAACATTACTAATATTCTTTATCTGTTGCATAGACATACTAAATGCACCGCTAGCAGTAGCTATGTCTGATGGTAGTATATTATACAAATAGCTACCAAATCCTTTAGGTAAAGCTTGTATAGTTGTAGTTGTACTAGCACTAGTACTTGGTGTACCAGGTGGAATGATAGTTCCAATCTGATCCATTATTGCAGGACTAGTCAGTGCCGCAGTAACAGAATTGTCTGTGTATATCGTGTAATATGTTTTGCTATTAGTTGGCAAATTTAATACAGCGTTATAAACTGGAACAGTGATTGACTGATAACTATTAGGGAACAGTTTCTTTACATTTAATAAATCAGCTAATGTGTTAAGTCCAACAGTATTACAATTTAATGGTATTAATATCTGTGCTAAGTCAACACCAGTGATTATTAAAAATGCAGCATAGATTTTCTGTTGCTGGCTAGTAGTAACACGAACATTGTTTGAAACCTGATCAATATCAACATTAGTCAATCCAGTTGCTAATAATGCTAATGTTAGTGATGGTGTTATAGCATTATACCTTTTTAATGTTGCTAATAGATTAGAGGGAAAACCAAATGTACTAATTGTAGATAGGTCTAATGCTTTGCCTAAATTAATTAAATCTTGACCAAATTCAAATGTTGATAAACTTACACCTGATACATCACTAGATATCAAGTCATCCATGTTACTGTATGTACCTTGCAAGAATGACAATGAATTCTGCATACTCATAATAGCACTATTTGAAGTGTCTATGAATGCTGATGCTGATATAAAGCTACCTAAGAAGTCAGTATATTTACCATCAATACTTAAAGTACTATTGTAATTAAATTCGTCATATGCTTGCCATGGGAATAATCTAACATATCCATAACTTGCAATTTGACCTGTGTAACTAGCTCCGCCCCAACCAGGACTACCTGTATAAGTATAGCTAGGTGGTATCGTATTTCCAAGTGCAGGAATAGTTGTTCTACCTATACTAATCAAATTACTATAAGTTGTACTTGTGATATCACCATTGTTAAATAATACCCATCCTGCACGAATAGCGGAGGTTAATTTATTTAAAACAGTTTCTGATATTAGACTACCATATGTATAATTGTCTATTGCTGTACTTGAGCCAACATAGCCAGCAGTAGTTTGGTTAATAGCTAAACCTTGTGTTGCTAATAATCCACTAAGTGCATTAACACCTAATGGACTTTGTTTTCCAGTATTACTCATGGTACGAACACATCCTCACTACCTTGTACAATAGAATGACCGCAGCTATTACCTGACCCCACTCTAAGAACTTGACTACCTTCAGCAAATACTGTTGGACTTGCATCAGTTGTATGTGCTGCTTGGTGCGGTGGATGACTACTACGGTTCCAGGGTGCATGCGGAGTCATTTGACTATCATGTAAGCCGACTGGGATTCCGTTACAAAAAACCGTTGCGGCACCACGCATAATTGCGCCACCTTCTTGATTTGTATCACCCAATCTGCTTAGTCCTGCCATATTATCCCAAGATTAGTTTTTTATCCGGTACCTTAATACCAGTTGTTGCTTCTAAATACTTCATTCTGATGCTATCATCAGTTTCAGCATAAATGGCAATACTATTAGTATTTAGCTTAAATGTACCCTTCGGATCTGCTGTAAATACGCTAGGAATCATTTGCATGCCTTGCTGAGAAGGAGCAATAGATACAGGTTCTTCAATTTGAATGTAATCGTTTGTTGTTTCAATTACCTTTGTAATTAGTTCTTCACCTGAGTTAAGTTTAAGTGTATATACTGTATTTGGTTCTAATTGCATTATGCGCTTTCTGTTAATTTTTGTTTGAGTTCATTAAACCCACCCACAAGTTCTCCGTCTAAAAAGATTTGTGGAACTGTTCTGGCTGTTGGTACAGCTTCTAATAATTCTTCTTTAGTGTATCCATCACCGATTTTCTTTTCTTCAAATGGAATACCTTTTTGAGTTAGTAGTGCCTTTGCTTGTTCGCAATAAGGACAGTGGTAGCGTGACCAAATAATTGCTTTCATATTTTTCTCCTTCAATAATTGTAACATGAAAATCCATATTTGTTAACATATATGGACTAAATAGTAGTGTAGTTCGCGGAACTGGAATTCCCAACTACTCTAACGCTTTAAAGGAGCAATCAGCATGTCTATTTATTACGTATACGCCTATCTACGAAAAGATGGCACCCCTTATTACATTGGCAAAGGCTCAGGAAGACGAGCATTTCAGCCTCACCGCACAAAAGAAGGTGGAATTCACACCCCGATAGATAAATCTAGAATCATATTTTTAGAACAAAATTTAACTGAAATTGGTGCGTTCGCTTTGGAAAGACGTTACATTGAG